TGTAAAGTACGAAAGAGGTGTCGACGTCATATACTCGCGCTCCGCCTTGGACACGTAGACGTAATCGACAAAAAGGTCAAGCTTCACAGATCCCGTGTATGACATCACATTTGTAAACACGTTTGACGGATTGAACACGACGCGTAGCGTGGGTGTTTCATCGAGGGCGACGAGCGGAATGGTCTTGAACGGCATTTGAATAAAGTAGGATGCCAGATTGCTCGTGATCCCTTTGCCCAGAAGAGTAGTCAAAGCCGATTGCTTCGCCTGAGGCACGGTAATCTCATTGAGCATGTTCATGGTTTCGCCATAGTGGCGTTCGAGCACCTGGTCCTTGTACATGAGTTCGACCCGGTTGAGCATTGCCGTTCCCACGGATGGCTGAACAGTTGTCGGCGCGTCGCTCGGCCACGTGACCCTAAGAAACATCGTGTTGACGAGATCACCCGTCTTGGGAATTCTTACGGTGACGTCGTTTCCGAATGATATGTCCTTGTCAAATTGGACACGAATGGTCTGTGTCGCAAACTGTGCAGGGGCTGCCTGCATCTCTAGTCTTTACGCAGAATATTTTACGATGAATGTGTCGTAGGTACCACGCGCAGCGAGCGCTTGACCACTCGACAGTGAATTGTTGTCGTAAAAGTTGGTTGTGTTGTTGAACGACCCGGTTGTCCAGAGTACGCCAGCGCGTCGATCATACGATACGCCACCGCAGAATGTCTTGTTTGTGTCGGCAATTTCGTCCATCTGGACAGCCCATGCAAGTGCACCTGTCGGTGTATACTTGGCGACGTAGCCGTCTTCACCAAGCACGACGAACGTCTTGGTTCCGCCAAAGGTGGTTGTGCCAAACATGAGTCCGGATGCAAACACGTTGGAAAAGGCATCGACCGCGATAGCGAGTCCATAGTTTGGATTGTTCAATGTTGTCGTGATCAGTTGAATCCATTGACCCGTCCCGGCCGAGTTCCACTTGGCGACGTACGCACACGACTTTGCGATTGCGCCCGTCGAAGCTGCACTGGTCGTACCCGGTTGAGTATAAAGTGCCCATGTCCCGTTGAGTATGCCGCCCGTCACATTGATTGAAAGATCGAGTGCGACCGCGACAGACATGGGCCCTTGACCACCTGCGCCGATACGCGAGACCCACGTCACGGCACCAGCCGTCGTAAACTTGGCGACAAAGGCGTCTTGCGACCCGGTCGAACCACCGATCACTGTTGCCGTGGGACTTGAAACGCCCACAATGAGTGCACTTCCACCTGTCCATGCCCCAACGATGACGACACCAGCGTCTGCGCTACACGCGATACCTGTCGAGTTGACGGTTGACGACGCGACCGCCATACGCGCAGTCCATTGTGGCGTACCGATCGTGTTAAACTTGACGAGGAACCCATCGCGCGTACCGACAGTCGCGGTAAGTGTCGCGTTCGTCGTATTTGTCGTATCGGCGTTGTAGAATGTAAACGCAGCGGCTGTAGGTCCACAGTTGCCTGTGATGTAACACCCCTCAGAGTCGGTCGCGATTGCAAGTCCCGTACACGCGGACGAGGCGGTTGCAGATGCACCGTATGTTGCCCACAAGAGGTAGTACCCACTGGTCGTCACGCTGAATTTAGCCAGGAACATGTTTGTCGCACCGGACGCTGGCGCTGCAAGTGGGAGACCGGTATTGTATCCGTAGATTCCAATTGCCGCACCCGAGTAGTACCCCGTGATGTACGCACTCGATCCCTGGACTGCAATCCCACTGATTGTCGACGACGCGACACTCGGGTATCCAGTGATAAGTCCGATGTTCACGAGAACACCGGCCGAACTGTACATGGCAAAGTATGAATCGGGTGTACCANNAAACCATGGTTGTATGTCACCTTGACCAAATTGAATATCACCCCCACGGTATGTCCCCGTGATGTGGATGTTTCCATTCACGTCTGCGACAATCTTCTGAGTCGGGATCGTCGTCGGCGTCGTCGTCGTTCCGTCTCCAGGACCTGTACCTGCGCCAATCCCTCCAATCTGGGTCGCCGAGAGGGCGTTTCCAGACAGAGGCAGTGCGATAGACGCCGTCGTGAGAATGTTCGACGTGTAGATCCACCGGCTGTTCGGCTGGTACATGGTTTTGAACGGCGGCGACATAAACTTGAGACCGCCGATCCCATTCTCGACCCGGAGTACGTTATATGATCGCGTGTACACGCGCGTGAATGTGTTTGCCGCTTGGGGCACGGTCATTTGGATGTCACGCATNCGNGCCAAGTTGACGCTCCCGGCCACCTTATTGTTCGCCTCGGGTTCCTGTGAAAACGATACGAGTGCCATGCTACGCTGTGGCATGGACGAGTGGTAGACGAACGGCTCGATGGTTCGGGTCGTCCAATCAAACACCTTTTCGTCGTTGAATCGAAGTTCGACGTTTGGAATGGCGTTGTATGCGTACGGTCCCGATGCACTTGCGGGTGTCTGATTCACGATGAACGCCTCCTTGACGGGTGCATTCACCTCGAGTCGGAACGTCGGTTCGGATGACTGGGTCAGTGACGTCTGACTGACGATGAATTCTTGTGGCTTGATTTCAGTTTTTGAAGGTCCAGAGACGTAGTCGACGATGATTGACGCCTGGATCGATGACGGCGTGATGGCGGTCGACGTATCCTGACGAAGCACGTTCGACGTCCCGAGCGGGAAGCTGAAAATGTACCGACCATCGAAAAGGTTGACATTGAACGTGTTTGTGCCTCCGATGACGACCGCAGTCGAAGGTCCGGCGGACGTTGCACCCGTCACATAGTTGAACCAGTCGAATGAACCAGCGACGAACGCCTTGGTCGTGTCGTACCGAAGGAAGAGCGTTCCGGATGACACGTAAATGTACTGCCCGTCAAACACGGGTGATCGGAAAATCATACCGGCCGTGACACCCGTGACACCGGTGAGCACAAACGTTGACCACGGGGTGGACGTTCCAAACGAAGCTGCTTGTGTCGTATCGTATCGAAGCCACGTCACTGCGTTCGTAGACACCTGCGTGTCTGTGATCCAATACATGTACCGGCCGTCAAAGATGGTTGCCAGGTAGTTTTGTTGGGTGACTGAAAGTGTCGTGCCATAGTTGAAGAGGGTCCACGATCCAGCTGTCGTGAATGACGCAGACGTATCACACCTCAAAATTTGCCGCGATTGATACTTGTCCGTAAAGTAGACATACTTGCCATCGAAGCTCGGCGTACACTGCAAATTGAGATTTCCAACCACGCCGGATACACCTGTCGCCACAAATGACTCGAGTGTCAGACTTTGGGTGTCAAACTTGTAGACGGTGTTCTTTGCCTGTGCCGCGTCGTTGAGCCCTGCATACACGTAGATGAATCGACCGTCCGAACACGCGGCTCGGCGTGTCAGACCCACGGGGAATACCGTGTATGACGTGGTCAAAAGTCCGGTGAACGTTTCGTTGGTAATCACGGGGAAGGACACGATGTACTGGTCGGTCGTGACGGCATACACCTTGCCGTTGATCACGAAGCTCGCCTCGGTGATTGAGTTTGCACCTGCATCTCCGACATTGATAGAACTCGAGACTGCAAAGCTTGCGCGCGGGTTCATGAGTCCGACGGTATTGTACGAAAAAATGTAGACGTTCGAGCCGTCGTAACACGCCGTGTTCGAATAGAGTGTCGGGTTCGGCACCGTGAAGATTGTAGACGATGCGGCGTTCGAAAACCCAAAACCATTCAGGGGCACGTCGGTCGTCGTCAGACGCGAAAACTGTTCAAAGGAGACGTTGACGCGTACATCTTGACGAAACAGGTCGCGAATCGGAATCTCCATCTCGGGCGCGAATGGTAAAGTGATGTAGTACGTCCGGTCCAGCTGGATCGTGCTCGTATCCCCCTTGCCGTTGAGTAGAAGGAGAGCAGCCTGATTCTCGTACTGAATCTCGAGGTCCTGACGAAGGTCGATATACTCGCCTGTCACAACATCGATCGTCTGACCGCCAATCAGAAGCTCAGCCGTCTTTACGAGATATGTGCCGACCGAGTCGATGTAACTCAGACCGGTCGGTGGAACAAAGCCGGGGACCCACCCACTCTGTTCGAGTGTGAATGGTGCAGGGAGACTCGTGCTCGCCGTATACGTCACGATACCAGACAGACCAAACTTTGTTCCCAGATTTGCATCAAACCCAAAGAATGAAGCTTCGGATGCCAAAAACCCAATGCGTGTAACATTTGCAGCGAGCGCATAGGTCAGACGAACACCGTTGTAGCTGACAGACGTCAGGTTGAGTGAGACGGGAACCCATGTACGTACGGCTGATGAATAGAATGCTTGGTTTGATCGAACCTGGAGAAACTCGATGATGTTCCCGGCCGAGTCAAACAAGTAGATGTACGGCTGGAACGTCGTCGAAGTCACGGGGTAACACCACCCATTCTTACGGTAAAACAGGGCGGGCAGGATACACTTGAGGGTCACCTTGTGCACGCGATCCCCCTTGGCTGGGAGCGTACACGTCGCCGTGCTATTGTACGGAACGATCGTCGTGTCAAAAGGCACTTCGAACGTCTCAAGCACGTAGGGTTCACGCTTTGCATACAGTGCCAAAAAGTACGTCTGCTTGGGCGTTCCTGTGAGCCACAAGTCCCCTTGGCCACGCGCGGCAAGTCGAATGTTTGCACTCGACATCTATCAATAGTCACGGTTTTTTACTGTGCGCTTGACACGCTCTGGAAAAATACCAAGAAGTACCAGGAATGGCTGCAACTCTCCAGCTCAGGAAATTCGATCCAAGTACGATTGGCGATGACAAGGTGTGCGTCTTCATCGGCAAGCGCGGGACGGGTAAGTCGACCCTCGTGACTGACATCATGTACTACAAGCGACACTTGCCGTGTGGCATTGTCATGTCAGGCACGGAGGACGGAAACCATTACTACAAACAGTTTGTGCCCGACCTGTTCATCTACGGTGACTATAACAAGTCGGCAATCGAGCGAGTACTCGCCCGCCAGAGGACGCTCGTTGGCTCCGGACGTAAGACGGGTGCCTTCCTGCTCATGGACGATTGCATGTACGACAAGGCGTTCATGAAGGATACGTGTATCCGTCAGTGTTTCATGAACGGTCGTCATTGGAAAATCTTCTTCATGTTGACGATGCAGTACTGTATGGACTTGTCACCCGATCTGCGTGCCAACGTCGACTACGTCTTTGTCCTGCGCGAGAATGTGATTCAGAATCGCGAGCGGCTGTACAAGTCATTCTTTGGCGTCTTTCCGACGTTTGACATGTTTTGCCAGGTGATGAACGCCTGTACGGAGAACTACGAGTGTCTGGTCCTGGACAATACGAGCAAATCAAACAGGATCGAAGACTGTGTTTTCCATTACAAGGCGCCTATTCGCAAGGGGTTCAGGATCGGGTCGGATTCCATGTGGAATTACCACTCGAAAAACTACAACCCGCAACACCCACCGTCGCTCCAATCATCATCAGGAACACCTATCGTAAAGAGGGGGACATCGGCAATCAACGTCAAGAAGCTGTAAGACGCGTCCCATGACATCAAAAAGTCTCTCCGCGAGAAACAATGGAGAACATGGATTTTGGCTCAGGCGGTTCTACCATGATTCAGTACATTCCGAATGTCGATGATCTCCCACCGCCGGCGCCTGAACCCATCATGGATCGTCAGATGGGCGTACAGACCCGCGCCGATGTAATTCGACCGGGTGAAGTTCCACCGGCTGGCCCGGGGGCAATCATGTTTGGTGAAGGCCCAGGTGCACTGATGTTTAACGAAAAAACTTCTGTCGCAAATAATAACACGATGATGGACTTCTCGACGCCCATCTCTGACGTGATGCCTTCAGCTTCGTTCGACATGGATGACTCGGCGCCAGGAGGTGTCAACTCGGCCGCGTACACTTCACCAACCTCCAACCGTGTGACGGCCGTGAGCCCGGGCATGATTGGTGCGCCGTCGAAGAAGAAGACTGGGAACCCTCTGGGTCTGACGGACGATCAGTTCCAGGCGGCGGTGGCAGGTCTCGCGGCTGTGTTTGCTTTTTCCAAGCCGGTCCAGGAGAAGCTGGCGGACGTGGTCCCCAAGTTTCTGTCCGAGGCGGGTGATATGACGGCGACCGGCATGGCTGTGTCTGCTCTGCTCGCCGCAATCGTCTTCTACTTTGCGTTCAAGGTTCTGAAGAACCAGGTCTAAACAGTTATAAATGCACCGCAATACTTTGTCGGCGTGTTGGACACGACGAGGAGACCGAGCGTTACACAAAGGTCCCGAAGATCCTTGAAGCTCTGCCAGTACGCATCGGTGTGATCGTACTCGGGAACGGTCATGTGTGCGAGCTCGTGAATGAGCACGTGCATAGCAGCATCGACCGACCCGGTATTGTCGATACAAATGAAAATTTCATACCCCTTGTTGACATTGTACCCGATCGTACCACGGTTCATACGAGACGAGTCAATGCCAGTAAGCAACGGTTCATGGCGTCGAAGCGCCACAAATCGCGGATCGATGTGCGGTGTCGTACGCAAATGGGCTAGCAGCACGCGGTACCGCCTCTTTATCTCGATGAGCAAAGGTGGCTCTTTGAGTGTAAACGCAATAACGAGTACCGTAATTGCAAGCACGATGAGGCTGGCGATATACGTCAGTGAAACCTTCATTCCTCCTACTTGCGGAGAAAAACAAACGTCGAGTAAATGTCGGAGATGATACCAGTCCTGCCCTGCATCATCGGCTTCCACGAGACGAGATCAAACCACGGCCTGAGCACTTCGACCAGGATGTGCTGATCCATGATGGGCTCTTCGCGCGGGCCATCTGCATAGAACGGTCCGTCAGTCAGCTTCACTTCGATGTGCATCGAGTCGATGAGCTTCACGGTGTTTCCGAGCGCATCAGGTGATTTGAACTTGGTGATGAGATCAAAGTCGGGGGTGATGCCGATCAGCTTCCCTCCAGGTCGTACGACGTTGGCAATCGCTTCACACGACTCTTCAATCGTCTCCAGAATGTACTGGATTGAAAAGTTGTAGCAAACAACGTCAAACAGGCCGAGGTTTTGAACGTCGTGAATGTCGCCATGGACGAGCATCATCTGACGCATGCCCATCTCGTTTGCACGCTTCTCCGCCTCCTTGAGCGACTCGAGTTCCGGATCGACGCCGACGAGACGTTGNTAGCCNACCGACTTCCACTTGTGCCAATCGCCACCACGTCCGCATCCACAGTCAAGAATCTGATCATTCGGCCGAACGTGCTCATTGATGAGGATCCGCTTGCACTGGTTGTGTGCACGACGAATAGCCTCCATCGCGTTTTTTGACTTAAAACAAAAGAGCATGTATTGTTTATATGGCGTCTTCTGGTGGCATGCTCGAGCAGGATTTCCTGACTGTTCCCGGACAGGTGTACGCTCTCATCTCCATCGTTGGTCCTGATCAGCCGCAGAAGAATGACAAGCTGGGCATGAAGATTCGCGGATGCTTCGCGACCAAGGATGAGGCGGCCGCGCACGCCAAGCGTCTCCAGAAGGAGGATAACCTCGTTGACATTTACGTGGTCGACATGTACAAGTGGCTGCTGATTCCGCCGGACCGCGACCAGATTGACGACGTGCACTACCAGAACGAGAAGCTCGAGGAGATCATGTCCAAGTACCGCCAGAACCAGCGCGAGGCGGCGTCTCACTTTGAGAAGCGCAAGCGCGACATGATGGCCACGGCGATCGAGGGGAGCGCGACGCCTTTCATCGAGGCTGGCGACGAGAACTCCAAGTTTTACAGCAAGCCTGACGTGCCCCCCATTCCTCACCCGGCTGAGCTCATCGAGGACCTCAAGAAGGAGTTTCCCGAGGCGGA